CTTCTATGACCCATCAACTGGTGGAGATATCGTAGCGTATCGATTCAATGATAGTCGAAATGTGAATGTATGGACAAAGGGACAAGTTTCACTTCTCCGAAACATGACTCAGAACCATAATACTACAACAGTAAATTCAACAACTACTGGTCGTGCTCGTCAAGACCTACGTGCTATTCAGTGGGCATCTGGTGGAACAACTTATAATGGAGTTTTACTTCATGATGGTTGGGATGTAGATAAAATTGATTCTAATGGAACATATGTAGATTTTATTGATTATAATACAGGAACTGCAGAACCGGTATACGCAATATGTGATGATGGAACATATGCCTATTGGGTAACTAACCATGTAGGTGGTGGTGCTAATAAATTGCATATGTTTAAAAAACCACTTTCTGGTGATTCAACTACTGGTGCCACTCTTCCCACACTTACGGGTGATATCACTCTTATGTTTAATGCTACAGGAACTGTTATTACCAATGCAACTATGGAATATGTTAAAGAACGCATTATCCTTTGTGTAAATAACTCAGTATATGAAATTCCAACATCTTCAACTGCTCTTCCAACTCCTCTATATACTCATCCAAATACAGCATATGTTTATACAAGCGTAACTGCATCTGGTCCAGCAGTATATGTATCTGGGTACAATGGAATTAAATCTTCTATTCAAAAGTTTGTACTTGCATCTAATGGAACTCTACCAACTCTAACATCTGCTATTACATCTGCAGAAATGCCTCTAGGTGAGGTAGTTCACTCTATCATGTATTACCTTGGTGTAATGATGATTGGTACAAGCAAGGGTGTTCGTGCTGCATTCGTGTCAGACCAAGATGGCTCTCTATCCTATGGTCCACTTATTGTAGAGACATCACAACCATGTTATGGGTTTGCTGCTCGTGACCACTATATCTGGTGTGCAACTGGCGTTGCTGGTGAAGCAGGAACAATTAGAATTGACATTGGTGTTGCTATTGAAACACTACGATATGCTTGGGCATATGATGTCTATGTACCAGCAGTAACTAACCAGACAACAGGTGTTGCATTCATTGGTAATACTGACAGAATCGCTTTCTGTACTAACCAAGTTGGTGCTCAGGTAGGTTATCTCTACCTAGAAGATGCTACCACATTAGCAACAGATGGCTACCTAAAGACCGGTAATATCCGCTTCAATACGCTAGAGCCAAAGCATTTCGAGCGACTCATTGGTCGTGGAGACTTTAACTATGGTTCTCTATCAATGCTTACAGTAAATAGACTGGGTGTTGAATATGACCATATTACGTATAACTATGCTATTGATTCAGTAGAAATTACAACTGAACCACCATCAGCATCAACTGAGTATGTCGCATATAAGTTTAAGTTTGTACGAGATATAACAGATACAACTAAGGGACCAACCTTCAAAGGATTCCAAGCAAAGGCAACTATTGCAAGTACGCGCCAGCGCATTATCCAATTTCCAGCATATTGTTTCGACGTAGAGACAGACCACTTTAACGTAGTTACCGGCTATGAAGGGAGAGCGTTTGATAGAATTCAAGCACTCGAAGATATGGAAGCGGGTGGCGATGTTGTCACTTGGCAAGACCTTGGTACCGGAGAGATTCGAACCTGTATCATTGAAAAAATAACATTTACGAGAATGACACCTCCTGACAAAAGATTCAGTGGATATGGTGGGGTCCTCACAATACAAGTCAGGACGGTCTAATGCACGTGGGAGACTATGCAGCAGCGAGTATAGCAGTAGTAACAATTCTAGGTGGAATGGTTGCTACACTCAGATTTATGATAGTGCACTATCTACAAGAACTAAGACCCAACAGTGGCTCTACAATTAAGGATGCTGTGCAGAGACTCGAAGAACGAGTAGATGAGTTATTTAAACTAATGGTGGAGAACTATGACAATAGACGCAAGTAAAGTAATTGCTATTGCTAAAAAGGAAGTTGGAACTAAGGAAGTACCAGTAAATAAGACCAAGTATGGTAAATGGTATGGCTTAGATGGACAACCTTGGTGTGCTATGTTCGTATCATGGTGCTTCGCACAGGCTGGATTAACCAACCTCATCCATCAATCCCCTAAAGGATATGCTGGCTGTGAGTCCTTTGAGGCTTGGGCTAAGGCTAATAAACTAACTGTCCCAGTATCTAAGGTTCAAGCAGGAGATATCCTTCTCTTCGATTGGTACAAGACTGGCAAGTCAGAACATACTGGCATTGCACTTGGACCACTTAATATTCATACCCACCTCATTGATACAATAGAGGGTAATACTGGTGGAGATAACGCTGGTAACCAATCTAATGGTGATGGGGTCTATCTGAAACATCGAGCACCATCCACTATCCGGTGTGTGGTAAGACCGAAATGGAGTAAATAATGAAGACAAAGGCACTAGAAGTTCTAAAGTCCTACCTTCGAGCGGCAGTTGCAGCAGTACTAGCGGCTGTAAGCCTAGGCAAGACAGACCCTAAAGACTTGGCTATTGCAGCAGCGGTTGCTGTGGCTGGTCCAATCCTTAAGGCTCTTGATAAGAGTGCAAAGCAGTTTGGCATTGGTTCATAATATAGCCTAAATCGGGGCTGTAAAGCCCTTTAGAGACAACGAAACCCCCTCCTGTAGGCATTTACCTATGGAAGGGGGTCTTTTGTCGTTTCTAGAGGTTAATCACATTCACAAAAATCTTCTGTATCCTCTAATGCTTCAATTAGATTTCGTAATCGCCTACTTCGTAGGCTGATTCGTGCTTCATCAACAAGTTCTGCCACTAGGTAAAATACTGCTGACCCAGCAAGAACTCCCCAGAACACGGCTTGGAATGTATTTGACATAGTACTCCTTAGAGATTATAATATATATTATTATATAAATACTATAGAAGGCTGAAAGCCTTCATTAAGTACTTATAAAGACAATTGTAACAACAATCTTTTCAATTGTCAATTAGTTTAAATAGATAACTATTTGACAAGAACCCAATCGTAAGTATATACTTCTGTAATGTCAATTCAACTAGAAGATTATACTCTACCCGAGCACATATCGTACTCGGCTATCACCACATTTATAGACTGTGGTTACCAATACTACCTAGGACGGCTATTGCAAAAGCAGGAGTCACCTTCTGTATGGTCTGTAGGTGGGTCAGCATTCCACCTAGCATGTGAACTCTATGATTTGGAGAACCTATGAGTACAGAACTTGAACTACTAACTCAAATAGAAATACTTAAAACAGATATGGGAAAGATTCAAGCCTCACTTCGTGATGCAAGTGTAATTCGAGACAATACCAGTAATATGCTGGTTGTTCTATTTGAAAAAACTCTTGACAGACTTGAAAGGTGTTCTTGCCAATGACTGCAACTAATGCCCTATGGGTTAGAGCGTGGGAAGAGTGCAAAGGCGATATCGACTTAACCAATGCTCGTGTTGGTGGTCGTGCTACCAAGGCTTTCCCCAATAAGGAAGATGTACCATTCTGGCAAGCAACAGGACCTAAGTGGGTTGAGAACTATGTCGCTTGGCGCAAAGCCAATAGCAACTGGAAGATATGGCAGACTCCTGATGGTCGTCCTGCCGTTGAACTAGCACTAGAACCAGTTGTTGCTGGTGTAAAGATTAAGATGATTATCGATAGAGTCTTTGAAGTCAGTGGAGAACTTGTAGTCGTTGACCTTAAAACCTCACAGCAATTACCAAGCAGTAGCCTACAGTTGGGATTCTACAAGTTGGGACTCGAACAGACGTTCGGACAACCAATTAACTGGGGCAATTACTACATGTCTCGTGATTCAGGGACAGCATCAATGATTGACCTCACTGGGTATACTCGTGACAAGATGGAGTACCTAGTGGAAACATTTGACAAAGCAAGAAAGAATGCGGTATTCTTGCCCAACACAAACAATTGCCAGTACAGATGCGGACTTACCGAGTACTGTCAGTTCTCTACGAAAAAGGAAATCTAATGTCAGTTGAAGAATGGAAGTTGCAAGTATCTTATAAGACCCCATCAGGGGATATGATTAACGTACGTGCTCAAACTGCTGATGAACTAAGTGTCTTGCTTGAATCTATCGCTGATTATTCATTCCAAGTCGCTGCAACTCAAAAGGCGGTAGCGAGTGCTTATGCACTGAACCCTTTAGCGACAGCGAGTATAACTCCCGTCATCGCGCAGGAGCAGTACTCCGCACCAACCCCGGAGGGAATAGCACCCGGTACCTCAGCACCAACATGTCAACACGGAGCGCGGAAGTACAAGTCGGGAATCTCCAGCAAGACGGGAAAGCCATACGCGATGTGGGTATGTCCAATGCCTCAGGGCGCGGACCAGTGTCGCCCAGTAAACTAAAACAAGATGAAGTAATTCCATTTTAAACTACTAGGAAGGGAGTCCGATGAGAACTCTAATACGTTCAGTAGGACGAGCCTCCATCGGAGGGGAACCTCTTCCTAGTTGCTTTAAAGCCTTTGAGCAGAATAAGATTATTATCCGTCGCTCAGAGGTGTCTATGTTTGCTGGTGCTCCGGGCGCAGGAAAATCTACACTAGCCTTAGCACTTGCACTCAAGACCAATGTACCAACGCTATACATATCAGCAGACACCAACGCTCACACAATGGCTATGCGCCTTGCATCAATGATTTCAGGGAAGAATCAGACTGATGTAGAAGCAAAACTTAATACTGATGTTGGTTGGACTCGTGCGGTACTCCAAAAGGGTAGCCACATTGTGTGGTCGTTCGAGTCCTCTCCAACACTTCAAGATATTGGTGAAGAAGTAGAAGCCTTTGAAGAACTATGGGGCTGTTCCCCAACCTTAATCGTATTAGATAACCTTATGGATGTAGCCACAGATGGTGGTGAAGAGTTCGCATCTATGCGAGCAATCATGAAGGAGTTGAAATATCTTGCAAGAGCGACCAATGCTGCGATTGTGGTGCTTCATCATACTAGTGAAGCGATACCCGGCACCCCTTGCCAACCAAGGTCCGCTATTCAAGGCAAAGTATCACAACTACCTGCCCTCATTTGTACTCTCGGCACCGTGGGCACTTCAATGGGCGTGGCGTCTGTCAAGAATCGCTACGGTAGAGCAGATGCAAATGGAACTCTCATGACATGGCTTGCATTCAATCCTGAGTACATGTATATAGATGACATTCCAGAGAATAATTAATGGCTAAATATCCTAATTGGTTTGAGCAAACTGCCAAGGCTAACTTTGAAGAGCATCTAAAAGAATATGCAGGCAAACCCAATCTACAATTCTTACAGATTGGTGCCTTCACTGGAGATGCTAGTGTATGGTTACTTGATAATATCCTTACAGATAAGTCGTCTAACTTAACAGATATTGATACTTGGTTGGGCAGTGATGAAGATATGCATGATGCTATGGACTTCCAAGATGTATTTAAAACTTACTGGAAAAAAATTAAGAAATATGAGAATATCAAGTCTCACCAATGTTCTAGTGAAGATTTCCTACGTAGTAGTTTTCCTATTATGTATGACTTTATCTATATCGATGGCGACCACACAGCCAATGGAGTTCTTACTGATGCTGTAATGGCATTTGGATTACTTAAGCCCGGTGGCATTATGGCATTTGATGATTACACATGGCAGTCACCAGAAGGTGCGCTATTCTCACCACCAGCATCAATCAACTTTTTCTTTTGGGCTAAGCAATTGGAACTTACACCAATCGTTATCAACTCTCAACTGTGGGTGAGGAAGAATGACAACACGCAAATCGCACAAGGCTAGAGGAGCAAGTTTTGAAACCGATATTAGAGATTATTTCCGTAGTCGTGGCTATGATGCTGAGCGGCTTGCTCGCGCTGGTGCTAAGGACGAAGGAGACGTCGTGGTCAAGGCAGATTTCCTCGGAGGCATTGGAGTCATCGAGTGTAAGGCACCCGGCGCGGGAAACAGCATTAACCTTTCTGGCTGGCAAAAAGAATCTCAAGTCGAAGCAACACATTATATCGAAGCAAGAGGCATCGCTAAAGAAGCGGTAATGCCAGCAGTTATTATTAAAGCAAGAGGCAAATCTATATCAGATGCATACTTAGTATTAAGGTTGGGCGATGTCTTTGATGACTGATGAGTTACCAGATATTGTTATGGTGCTTGAGCACTATGGCGCAGTAGTACGAAGAACAACTGGACAAGTAACTATTAAGTGCCCATTCCATGATGATTCACATGCAAGTGCAAGTTTCAATACAAGAGAAAATATATTCAACTGTTTCGCCTGTGGGATGTGTGGCAACAGTTTACAAATTATTGCAAAGCAGGAAGGAGTAGACATACGTGAAGCAAAATCTTTCGCAGAAGGAATTACTGGGCAAAGCGGTACGCAAGTACACGGAAAATATTCATCAGGCAGAAGACTACCTAGCAAGTCGGGGAATAAGTCTGCAAGTAGCAAAAGCAGCACGCTTAGGGGTCGTTGGTGAGCCGGAAGCAGGGCACGAAGGATTCGTTGGCAGACTTGCTATACCTTACATTACAAAGACTGGCGTTGTTGATTTACGTTTCCGCTCTCTCAACCCTGCTGTTGAACCAAAGTATATGGGCATGGTTGGTGCTACCACTCGGATGTATAATGTACTTGATATTGAGCGCGCAGGAGATTTCATTGGAGTCTGTGAAGGAGAACTGGATACGCTTACGCTATCTGCTTGCATTGGAGTTCCCTGTGTTGGAGTACCGGGAGCGAACTCATGGAAGAAGCACTACACACGATTGTTGGCAGACTTTGAGCGCGTCTTTGTCTTTGCAGATGGAGACCAACCGGGCAAAGAATTTGCCTCTAGTCTTGCCCGTGAGTTACCAGTTACTATCATACAATTACCAGATGGACACGATGTTAATTCGATGTTCGTGCAAGAAGGTGCTCAATACATCCATGAAAAGATGGGACTAAATGATGATGAATAAGATTCCACCATGCCCAATATGTGGTACTGACTTCGAGAATATCTTTGAAGCAACTGACCATCTTCTTGAAGAGAATGAATCAGAGTTTGACCCAGTACTAATCTTAGGTAATGGATATAAGTTAATGGTAGGTTCGCTACTTAGATGCTTGTATGGATATGCAAATGACCCTAAGCAGATAGAATCTATAACCCAATCAACATACGCTACGCTGTATGCAGCGGAACATAATCCGGGTGAGATGCAAGGTATCATCGAAGATATCGTAATCAACGAACATGTTGCTAACCTAGATGAAGAACTGAAAGAGTTGCTAAACAATGAACAACCTAACGAAGATGGAAAGTGAGGAAGCGTGGCTGATTATCCAACACCTAGCAAACCAAGGCCTACGTCTGACGGACTACGCAGTTACGTCGAACGAATCCAGACAGAAAGTTCTACAGTTGACTTTATCCGTGACCCTTTTGAGTTCGAACGTAGCGTAGCGGATTTATTCAATGAACTGCAAACCTTACTTATATCGAAGCATAATGACTATGGACCTAAGAATATTAGCGATAGTCCCGGTGGACCACTTAATGGATTACGTGTACGCATCCATGATAAGCAAGCACGAATTAATAACCTCCTAGATAATGAAAAATCCCCTAAGCATGAAAGCCTAGAGGATTCATTTAAAGATATGGCTAACTACGCAATCATCGGATTGCTAGTACTGAGAGGCAAGTGGCCTGAATGACAAGACCAACATCGGTTAAAATATTTGGACAGAAATACAAAGTAAAGTATGACCTACATACCGATGAAGCGGAGAAAGAAAACATGGGACTTACTGATTCGACTAGCAATACAATTCGACTTATGGGAAATCTACAAGAAGATAAGATGGCTCGTGTATTCATGCACGAAGTTACTCATGCAATCATTAACGAATCTACTTTATCGGAAAAGAAGCGGTTTAATGTTGAGGAAGTCTGCGACATTGTAGGATTCCATATGGTAGATACGCTCAAGGCTAATCCAGCAATCGTTGAATGGATACTTAAGGAGGAAGAAGAATGAAGAAGATATTTGGACCCTACAAGGGTAGCAAGGCTAATGGTGGTAGACCAATCATCGTCATTAAGAAGAAGGTCAATGGCAAGATTGTAACTACATCTGAGAATGCAGCAAGAGCAGTGTTCGAGAAGGCTACTGGTAAGAAATTGCCTAAGAATGTAGATGTAGACCATAAGGATAATAAAGGTCGCGTTGGTGGTAAGAAGCACGATAAGATGTCTAACCTAGATGCTTTATCTCATGGCAAGAATGTTGCCAAGGAAAACAAAGTTCGAGGAAAGAAGAAGTAAATGAAAACAATCGTCTGCGTATCTGACTTACAGATACCATATCATGATAAGCGTGCAGTAGATAATCTTGCTAAGTTTATCAAGGCTTACAAGCCCGATGAAGTGGTCTCCGTAGGGGATGAGATGGATATGCAGACCATCTCTAAGTGGGCAAAAGGTACGCCTCTAGAGTATGAGCGTTCTATCGGTAAAGATAGAGATGAGACAACTCGGGTACTTGAGTCACTTAAGGTAAAGCACATCATTAGGTCTAACCATACAGACCGACTGTTCAATACAGTAATGATGCGTGCTCCTGGGCTTCTTGGATTACCTGAGTTGGACTTACCTGAGTTCTTGCGCCTACCCCAAATCGGTGCTACATACCATGAGAAACCTTATGAACTGGCTCCTAATTGGTTGCTTATGCATGGCGATGAAGGTGCTATGAACTCAACTGGAGGGCTTACAGCCCTAGGATTGGCTAAGCGCACTGGTAAATCAGTTGTATGCGGTCATACACATCGAATGGGATTAGCACACCATACTCAAGCATACGGTTCGTCTACTCCGCAAACCGTCTGGGGTATGGAAGTTGGTAACCTTATGGATTATCGTAAGGCAAAATATATTAAGGGTGGATTGTTCACTTGGCAACAAGGATTCGGTGTTCTCTATGTAGATGGTAGAGATGTCACTCCCGTTACTATACCCATCAAGCGTGATGGTTCATTTATCTTCGAAGGGAAGCGTTGGGGCTAGTGGACTGGAATCGAATTGAACCTTGGGATTATATTGTAGTTGGCGTATCTGCTGAGTATCATAAGAAGTATGACATGGTAGATAAGGAAGATATCAAGCAAGCACTCTACACTTGGTTCTTGGAGCATCCTAATAAGTTAGATACATGGGAAGCAATTGGACCTCGTGATGCTAAGAATCTTATCTATCGTTCGCTGCGCAACGAAGCATTAGATTATTGTCAGCGATGGAAGGCTAAGTCTGTAGGTTATGAAGTATCAGATAACTACTACTATGAGCCTGATATGGTTGAGGCTGTGCTTCCAGCAGTTCTACGAGGTGAGACTGGCATTACCCATAAACTCAATCTAGAGCGTACTGGAACTCCTTCTGCGCCCTCTGAGGGTGGTAATTTGATGGTGCTCATGCTTGAAGTAGACTATGGATTCTGGAAGTTGAACAAGGAAGACCGTAGGATTCTATTTATGAAGTATGCAGAGTCGATGCCGTTCACGGAAATTGCTACAGAGTTTGTGTTGGGCTCTGATGATGCCGCGAGAATGCGCTGTAATCGCGCTATACGCAGGTTGATTAACAAGATTGGTGGCTATCGTCCATATAAAGATGAGGACATAGAAGAAGCCCCCGTCTCGACTGAGACAGAGGCTCCAATGGCTGAACTTTAATTCCTACGATGCCATTCTAGTATTTCATTAGGTGTAATCAAGTAGCCCTTAGATGGATTCGGTTCGATATTACAATTTATCGGACGACCCCATTCAAGGGCTGCTTTTTTTATGACTTCTGTTGGCATAATGAATGCCACATCTTCAAGCATGTATGCCCAATGCGTAGCCTTGGATACCATAATGCCTGATTCTTTCCATTGTTGCGATGCTACATAGTAGCAAGATGTTTCAATATAGATATTGCCAGTTTCTTTCCAACGCCTATCAGTCTTAACTTCGACTGTATCAATGGCTAGCAGGTCAGCCAACTTCGACTCACCTGCCTCACCATCACGAAGGTCTATATCCCAATCAGATAGAGCCATCGTCTTCTTCTGTAAGATTATCTGACGCTAACATCAGAAGATTCTTTTCAATCTGTTCTAACGACTTGTTGATACTTTCAATGTACTGATGTCTTAGTCTTGCATCTTCTTTTGACTCGTCCATGTATCTCCTTAGAGTTTATGCAATCCAGTTGCATCCTTGTAGTATCCATATCCTTGTGGTGTCATTGTAAATGGTGCCGTTGGTATGTTCATGAATGAGTATGGTGCCTTACCTTTGATATCATAGAATGATGGTTCAGTCCAGTCAGGTGCGATTACATCTACACCACCACCGTCAATGCGATAGTAGTTACCCTTAACATGGTCAGCAGGTTCAACCACCCAAGACTTGCCCGATGGACTTGTCTTATAGAATCCAATGAGTGGGTCTACCAGCATCTCTACAACTTCATGGAATACAATTGCAGCAGTGCCTTCTTGATATCTATCTTGACGTATTACCTTACCCTTAACTGTAAGACCCTTACGGAATTTTCCTAGCGGTGCCGTGCGGTATGCACCGGCTCTGATGTAGGAGATAGGAAGACCATTAAGTGTCTCATGATATCCAAGTGCAATAGCACCCATAGCAGGGTTAGGGAACTTATCAACGATACATACATTCCACGCGCATGAAATCCGTGTAGGCGATTGAGTTACTACTACATCATTTATATTCCAAGCATGACATACTTGAGATACGAATGTCTTGAGTGCAACGCCCAATGCTTGGGCATCTTTATCTGCTAATAACTTTGATTCATTTACTAAATTTACTACTGTTGCCATACCTATCCTCCCGTTGAGTAAAATCCACTTCCCTTGAAGTGAACCGGTGTTGCGCTGAATGACCTAATTGTAGCATAACTACCACAGTTAGAGCAAATCGTTGGGTTGTCTCTATCATCTACATCCCTACTAGCCTCTGTAAGACCGTCGCAATCATTACATCTATATTCATATGTTGGCGACATTATACCTCCCTCCAGTCTATCTCATCTATCGGCGTTGGTGCCGTAGTTATTGTACCACATTCTATACATTTCTGAACCAAATCGTACCATCCAACTAAGCGTGTTTCTTCATCCCATTTAACGTTGATATTAAATACCTGACATCCGCATATACATGCGAAGGTTGGTGTTCCAGTTAAATCATTCACTAGTACCAACCCCTCCATTGTTCATGCTTCCAAGCAATACATGGTGTCTTATATCTAGATACAATATATGCTAACCCTCTATCTATTTGCATTGTTGGCGGTGTCTTAGGATTCATAGCAAGCAACTGTGGTATACCACCAGCATGCTTGCCCATGACTTTAACTTTATTATAAGCATTGGGTCTCCAGTTAGATTCTTTTGTCCATAGTTTATCTAAGCAGACCCATTCTTTATCTGCTATCGCTAGCAGTCTATCTCGTGCATATTCCTTGCTATCTACAGTTGTCCATTGAGTACGAACTGCCTTAGGACTCCCTGCTTTATCTACTAGATTGATTGATATAAATATTACAATAACTGTAAGAAATATCTTTAGTATTCTCATACATCTCCGTTCATCCAAGGTGTAACCCTGTTGAGGAATGTCACTGCTTTATACATATCCTTTCCAAGTACAGAGTTGATAGTCCAGTTGCGATTGAAACCATCAGGGAATCTTTCATTAACTCTTTCACCTGCTAACTTACCTCCCCATATACCAAACGCTATGTTCTCATCGCTCATCCCATCTTGCAAGCATGCATCCTTAGATGGACATGAATTGCATATAGTAATTGCTTGTTTGATTTGAGTTGCCATTCTTAACTTCGTTGCTTTCGATGCCCTACCACTAGGACTTTCCGGAAACCATAAATCAGGGTTAGCGGAGTTCGTGCAACTGCCAGTAATCATTGCGCTATTTGCCATAAGTACGCTAAGACTGTAATGGATACGGCTTGAAAGCAACCGTAGCCTGTGAACAACATCATTACACAGGCTATCAGCATTGACCGTATTAAGTTCAGTCTATCCTCCTATCTCCTAGTATTCCTCGTGTAATTCATCGTGTAGTCGGTCGGGGTCTTCTTCATCAGGGCAATCATCATCTTTCGCATGCTCATTACCACATTCATCGCACTCGTCAGCATCATCACCATCCATCCATAATGGGTCTCTCATGCATAGTCCTCCGCATGCATCAAGTTTTGAAGATGCCCCATCTCTGCATTCCATGATTCCCATGAATCGAATAAGAATCTCAAGTCGAAGAATTTCTTGTAGAACTCCATGTCAGTTTGTGTTGGCATCATTGCCCTGATTCGTTCTTCAATTTCATCACGCATAACTCCTGCGTGTTCCTCCTTAGAGGTCAGTCTTGCTAAGTATTCCGGAGTCATTCTTTTCTCCAATCAGGATTGAGTCGAGTGAGTATTCGAACTCCGGACGAAATGCTTCCGGAGGCATAGCACCATACCAGTTCACCGAATAGCCATCGTCTTCATGCCATCGTAGTGTGCCCTCGTAATTGTGCCCATCATTATCAAGTAGGTTAAAGCGTTGTGCCCAAGCAACTTCACGCCGTTCGTACTGTTCTATCTCGAATGTATTCTTTAATTCAACTACGCTAATTTCTGCATCTCTATTCACTTCGTCCTCCTAGTGCTTGTATCTGTAGTCGCACTTTATTAAGTGTAAGATTATCTGACAGTGATTGCTCAGTGTTAGATGTTAGTAGTGCTACGTATTCCATGAGTGTATCACGGATGTCTTCTAGTGCTGGCCAAGTTAAGTACACGCCACCCTCATCCCAATGAGAGAAGCGAGGGTCACTACTTACTGGTATTGAAGTCGAAATAGTTGTCATAATAGTATCCTCCATTATCGTGTCTCTTAGTTACTGCGTATTGGTCATGGTCAGGTGTCCAGCACATGCATGTATCTTGGTATGTACCATTGCAATCAAAACATGCATGGCACATCTCGCACCAGTAAGGGTTAGCATCTTCGTATGCTATAGCCAAGCATGATGGACATTCTAGTATCGTATCATCATCTTCTTCCTCAGCGAGTACTGCTGCTCTACCCTCGCTAGGCAACTTGAAGTATTTAGCATAGTTATCTTCTTGGTATGTGCTATTACTCCACCAGATTCCAGCATTATCCCAATGACCTGAACCTTCGTTGATGATGTAACATTCATAGTTAGCATCCTTGTTGACTGTAAGAATGGCTATCTTACTGCCAGCAGACCAGCGACTAAGAATCTTGAAAATGTTGCTATCATCAAGAGATGCCACACCACCCAGCGCAGGTAGGGTATCCTCTGCAAATACTCTCGTATCGCTACGCTTATCGGTGGCATGTATCTCGATGTCGAGGATACCATTATGCGCAAGGTATGTATCTGAATCCTTGCCGACCATGAATGGGTGACAGTTCTCCTCGTTTTTTACACCATGAGTTGCGTATCGTGCGTGGAAGAGAGCATAACCCTGAGGGTATTGCTTACGCACTTCTAAGAACTCACTGATGACTTTCTTAGCAGACATACCGCGACCAGTAATGATGCGGTCGCCTGCCACTACTGCATAGCCAAAGCCATGCGGGTTATTGCAGGATGCACACTCTAAATTCTTACGCTTAGGTGTAGAACCCGGACTAGCAACAAGTAATAAACACATGAGTATCTCCTATTCTATGTCTTGAAGAACTGCGCCGACGAACAATCTGTTCATGCGAGCGATGAGGCTTGGGTATGTATTCTTATTATCATGGATGTATTGGATGAACTTGGAACTATCAAGTGCACCATCTCGTACTTCCGATACAGTAAGTCCACGAGTGTACTCAACGCTGGCATGCGCTAAGTCTATCGCAGACTTAATTGTATCTACATTAACAGTGCCCCTAAAGATTCTCATCTCGAAGGTTGCTCTGTTCTGAGTATTAACGGCTGAGTATCTATCAGTATCTCTACCGCTTTGAATCTTATCCCTAAACTTATTGTAAGTTTTACCTGTAAGATTATCTGACACTGATACATCGCTGAACTTAGCCCAACGAGATGAGTCACGACCGGCTAGGCGTGAGTAAAACTTCTCATTGCTATAAATAAGGCGAAGGAATCTGTGCATGTGGGAACCATTACTAAATCCAGCGCGAGAGATGTGTACATGTAGACCACATGTACCAGTACTCCATGCTCTCATCTTATGTTCATCTCGTAGTGTTGAGATAGTTTCCCACAACAGTGGTGCCTTGTTCATGTAATAATCATGTGTCATTGGATGGGTAACTAACTCAAAGCCCACATTGAGAGAGCCGTCAGACTTAAGGTATGCAAGGTCAGCATCCTCTAATTGGAAGGCGTACTCAGCCGCATCTCGTAGTGCTTCATAAGAACTACGCGGTGCCTCTGTCTCCACTTCTATGCCAAAGAATAACTTATCCTCAGGCTTACCATGAAAGATTGGGTCAGGTCGGTATGAGTAATCGTGCACTCTTCGACCTTCGCTCTCCTCGCATCGTTCACATTCGTTAATGGTGTACTCGCTGCAATTATCACACCAATTTGCGCTACTAGCACAGTCTTCGCAGTAATACTCATCAGAATCTGCTATGTAATAAGTATCGCCAGTGTGTCGCTCGTTACATGACTCGCAGTGATTGGTATAAGACTCAGTGCAATCTTCACACCATTGGTAACTACCATCTACTTCGTATGAATTGTGGTCTATCGTTTGGACTTCACTACAACGCTCACATACGAACATGCAATCGCTGCATACTGGGTCACTATCACAGTGACCACCATCACCATCTTCGATGATGTTGCTACATCTTATACATTCAACAGCAACTACTTCGTCTTCCTCGATTTTGTCGCTCATCGTACCTTTCCTTTCGATTAACTGTGTAAGATTATCTTACAGCAGGTACTACTTGATTACATGGATAATACTATCCTATAACGGCATGATTGTCAATTAAGGTATCTGAAATCTTATTGCGAATCTCTACGCTCAACTCAGCGAGAGCCTTGAATCCATTACGGGTATGAGTCTCCTCAGAATTTCGCAGTGCTTGGCGAATAAAGTCTAACTCTTTGAGAGATAGTTCAATGAGCATTAGATACCTCCTGTTCTCCCACTGGATACGCTATCTCTGCCAATTCATTCCAGACTAGGCAGAATGAATCTATTGAAAGGGTATCGTTGCTATCTGATACTACTAGATGTTCAAACATTTGCATCGCACCAAGCAAGACCTTGGCTCGCTCCGGTGTCATTAGATACCAGCCTTGCGAATCTTGCGACGATAGTCTGATGCTTGCTTCTCAAGTACAGCAATCCGACGGAATGAAAGTGTGATTACTGACACACTGCTGAACAGGGCAATCATTAGTGCGAACAAGTCTCCATTAGTAAGAAGCATTTCATTTTCCAATCTGTTAAGTGCTTGTAAGATTATCTTACAGCGTGCCCACCATAGGAATCGAACCTATGACCATGCTCCAGCATGGGCTATCCAGCAGGATTACTCAGCCCAATCTGAGTCCTCATCTACATCATCAAACAAAGACTCATCAAGCAAGGGCTCAAGACCTTCTGACTCAACGAGAGCAATAATCTGCTCATCGGTCAGTGAATCATCATCAAGGAAATCAAAATCATCTAGCATTATAGTACTCCATTCAATCGTAGGTATTCGGTATCTATTGGTTTAATCGTAGCATCTTCTATTCTATTTTGCAAGACTTCTTCGTGAAACAGACGAGCCATTTCATCAGCGAATTCTTGCAGTTCATCAACTATGTTACCCATCTGCCTAACCTTTCACTAAGCCGTAAGATTATCTTACAGCAACTTGGGTAGTGCTTAACCTTCTAAGAGAATTCTATACTAAAACGGGATAAATGTCAAGCATCCTTTTCCATACAGCAAGCCATCCAGCAATTCTAATTCGTAAGATTATCTTACAGATACACGAGCATGGCTGACTTCGGGTGTCCTTGCGCATGTGGCATGGAATCGTCCGCGACTTGGGGTGTCCTTGTGGTTTGTGTTGGTTTGTGTTGGTTTGTGTTGGAAAATTTTTAGGAAAAATTTTGGGCAAAAAAATAACCCCGTTCGCGGATCCGCGAACGAGGCTACTCTTTCTGGTCGGCTTAGGCTTTAGCCTTAGCGCGTGGCTTGCGTGTTGCTTTAGGTGTGGAGTTCTTGGCAACGATAGCGAGGAGCGCGGCTAAGGTCTTGAGTGTTTCGGTAGATGCCACCCTCATGTTCTCAGCCTTTAACGATTGGAGACCGGCGATTGTGACTCCGAGAATCTCATCAGCAGTTCTGAGTGTGACCTTGTTCAAGGGAGCAGAATCCTTAGAAGACTTTTTAGACTTAGCAGACTTAGTCTGAGTTGGTGCCAGTTCTGCCAACTCATCAACGCTCAAGACATCCCCGACAACTTTCAAAGCTTTCTCGACTCCCTGTTCGCGGGTCAACTTCTGAGCCAACTTTAGAAGTTCATTCACAGTGAGGAATTCTGCATCGGCAGTGTTCCCAAGAATCTCAGAAGCCACGATGAAGAATTGGGAGTGTGATGCGCGAATCGTTGGTGCGTTGCCGGAGATAGCGATTGCCTCTTTAATGGATTGAGAGACCACGCGAACCGACAGTGAACCGGACTTCATGGCTTGTGCGGTTTCGATGATGAAAGCCTGCTCAAGATGCTTGGCGCCGGTGGTGAGTTGTGAGTATGACTCGCGGATTGTTGTTGAACTTTCAACTACTTTGGAAACAGTGACTTTGGACATTTGGGTCTGACCTTTCGATAGTGAGGGGCGCCGTGCGCGCCCCTACGGGGCTCAGTCTACCAGACATCCGGACAAAATGCACAAGTAGGTGAGTGCTAGCACTCATGCTTGTAAGATAATCTTACGCTTAGGTAACTCTCAGGTAACTCTCAGGTTCATTCTATCGAACATCTGTTCGGATGCTTACCTATCCGGAAGTAGTTGAACTTTCAACTATCCCCCCCCCTCGAACAAGTGTTCGGGCAGACAGTCGCCCAACATAAACTCATTATAGATTTGTCGACATTTAATTGCATGCCATCCCTTGAGACGGCTGTCTCAGAATTTGAGATGACGATAAGTCTAGATAGATTGTAGATAAGTCGACAATGGCGATTGGGTCATTTGACCCACGGTGTATTAAAGATGGTACTACAAAGATATTAATGTCTTACCCAATAATTTTCTGTTATATATGGGGGGAATATATATACAAAATAGGACATAATAGGACACTTTCAGTGTCTATAAAAAATACTTCTTAGGAAACTGTTCGTTTCCATATGTTTGAACAGGTTATCTTATATGTATAGAAATACATATTCGGAGTCGCTCCGTTTAAGACTCCGCTCCTTATATAGTATATAATATATTATATATAATAAGATAATAATGGGAGAGTTATGCCTGTTATTATGGGGCGTTATATTATTAAATAGGGGCATATATGGCAGGCAAAAAGGTATCTAAAGAAGACTCCCAAAAACAGGTACTAGCCCAACTCTCACAGGGTGCTACAATCAAGATGGCAATGGAAACTGTGGGTCGTACAGAGGCTGCTTATCGCCAATGGTGCTTCCTAGACGAAGAGTTTAAAGGTAAGGCTGAGGCTGCTCGCCTCTCAGGTAAGGGCATACAGGTTGATTTAGAGAACCTTAAGGATATCTCCTACCAAGACTTCTGTGAACAGTTCCTGGATACCAAGTTGTTTGACCATCACCTTGACTGGGTTGACCTCATCGAGGGTAAGGAACCTAGGTGGATTCACCCATCTATGACATATGAGCAGGGTGCCCTAAATCGTGTCCTCATCAATGTCCCACCTGAGCATGCTAAGTCTACAGTTATCACAACTAACTATGTGACCTACAAGATTGTTACCAATCCTAACTCCCGAGTCATTATCGTCTCCAAGACTCAGGGCATGGCTCGTAAGTTTCTCGGAGCCATCAAGACAAGACTTTCACATCCAGCCTTTACTAAGATGCAGGTTGCCTTCGGCCCTCAAGGTGGATATAAGCAAGATGCTACCCAATGGTCAGCAGATATGATTTACCTAGGTACTGGTCGTGACTCAGGCGAGAAGGACCCAACCGTACAAGCCCTCGGTTTTGGTTCTCAGATTTATGGTGCTCGTGCCGACCTGATTATCCTAGACGACGTTGTGATGTCCTCAAATGCCCATGAGTGGGAGAAGCAAATTGAATGGCTTCAAAAGGAAGTTATCACACGCTTAGGGCGACATGGAAAACTGCTTATCGTAGGAACCCGTGTCGCTCCTATTGACTTATATAAGATGATACGAGATGGCTCACAATGGACTGGTGGCAAAAGCCCCTTTACCTATTTCAGCCAACCTGCAGTTCTAGAATTTGATGAGAAGCCTGTTAATTGGAAAGCCCTATGGCCTAAGACTGACAGACCCGAAGGTGAAGTGGACGAACCAGATGAGCAAGGACTATACACAAAGTGGGACGGCCCATCTCTCTTTACTCGTCGCTCTGAGGTTGCTCCTTCTGTATGGGCTCTGGTTTATCAGCAGGAAGATGTCATGGAAGATTCTATCTTTCCTCCTGCCTGCGTCATTGGTAGCGTTAATGGTATGCGCAAACGAGGACCCCTCAAACAGGGAGCCCCGGGCCACCCGGTCCACATGGAGTCAACGTATACAGTTATGGGACTTGACCCTGCGATGACAGGTAACACGGGTGCAGTCATTGCGACATACAACCGTGCTGATTCAAAGATTTACGTTCTTGATGCCGTGAATATGACTGACCCAACTCCAATGAAGATTAGAACACTCATTGAAGAATGGGTTGAGAAGTATAAGCCACAAGAACTACGTATTGAAATCAATGCCCACCAGAAGGCTTACGCCTTGGATGATGAACTTCGTCAATGGCTTGCTTCATATGGTACGCAACTTAACTCACACTTTACTGGTAAGAATAAGTGGGACACATCTTTTGGTGTAGCATCTATGGCTTCTCTCTTTGGTAATCTTAGAGATGGTCGCTTCCAAGATAATAACATTATACAATTGCCAAGTAATGAAGGCTCAGAAGGTCTTAAGACTTTAGTACAGCAACTCATTACATGGAAACCAGACACACGAAATCCAACAGATACAGTAATGGCTCTGTGGTTTGCAATCATTCGCATACGCGAGTTAATGCAAAAGTCAAGCAGGATTGCCCAGTACCAAAACAATAGATGGGCAACCCGAGCACAGAAGCAGTCACGAATGTCTATTAACTTAGATGAATCCTTTGCAGAGCAATGGACGGAAACCTACGGATAGGAAACCAATGGCATTAACAATCCAGCAGATTGCAGCACGCGTTGATTCGCTGCGCTATCGTGCATCTGAGCGCGATGCTCGAGCAGGGGATGTCCTTTCTGTACGTCAAGGTAAAATCGCAGAAGTATATCCTGACTTCTTTCCAGATGGCGTAGATACTAACGTAGTTGCTAACTTCATTGATATCGTTGCACGCGACCTATCAGAAGTAATGGCACCACTTCCTGCGGTTAACTGCTCAGCAGCAAATGCTGTTAATGACCGCGCTCGTAACTTTGCAGATAAGCGTACACGTATTGCATCTAATTACTTTGTACACTCAGACCTATCGGTCCAGATGTATACAGGTGCTGACCATTATATCACATATGGATTTGTTCCATTCATTATTGAACTTGATGAGGAGTCTAAACTCCCTCGTATCAAAGTAGAAGACCCACGACTTTCCTATCCTGAGTTCGACCGCTATGGTCGATGCGTCGCATTCGCTAAGCGATATGCCATGACGCTTGGTGAACTGGTCGCCCAGTTCCCAGAATTTGAAGCGCAACTCCTCGGACAATCTGGTTATAAGCAAGACCTTAACTCTTTAATTAATCTATATCGTTACTATGATAAAGACCAGTCTATTGTTTATATTCCAGACCGTCAGAATCTAGTTCTATCTCACGCTAATAACCCACTTGGCAAGATGATGGTTATCATTGCTAAGCGCCCATCAGTTGATGGTGAAATGCGTGGACAATTTGATGATGTACTCGGTATCCAATTACTTCGTAATCGCTTTGCGATGCTTGCTATGGAAGCCGCAGAAAAATCAGTTCAATCTCCTATCGTTCTTCCAAACGATGTTCAGGAACTACAACTTGGTGGAGATGCTGTTATTCGTACAGCAAACCCACAGGGTGTACGCCGTGTAGAACTAACTTTACCACAAGGTGCATTCACTGAACAAAATCTCCTTAATCAGGAACTCCGTGTCGGAGCCCGTTATCCGGAGGGCCGTACAGGCAACATCAATGCTTCTGTTGTTACCGGTCAAGGCGTACAGGCCCTTATGGGTGCCTTTGATACGCAAGTTAAATCTTCACAGGCAATCTTTGCAGCCGCTTTACGCGATGTAATTGGTCTGTGTTTCCATGTTGATGAATATTTCTTCAACGAGGAGAAGACGATTCGTGGTGTGGATGCTGGTTCACCTTATGTGGTAACATATACCCCTTCAAAGGATATCAAGGGTGACCACTCTGCAGACGTTCGTTATGGCATGCTGGCTGGTTTAAACCCAGCACAGGGACTTATCTTCATGCTCCAAGCCTTAGGTGGAAAGTTAATTTCCAAGGACATGGCTATGCGTGAACTTCCATTCAATGTGAATGTTACACAGGAGCAAGAAAAAATCGAAGTGGAAGATATGCGTAACTCGCTTATCAATTCTCTTCAATCATACACCCAAGCAATACCACAGATGGCTTCACAAGGGGGAGACCCTACGGAAATCATCAGTAAGATTGCACAGGTTATCAAAGCGCGTCAGGGTGGTAAATCTATCGAAGATGCCATTGGGGAAATATTCGCGCCTCAAGTTCCTCCTGCTGGAGCCCAATCACAGGTAGAGCAACCGTCCCCTGCTCCCTCTGGTGCACCAGTAGGAGGCACACCAATGCCTGGACAAGGTGCTCCTCAACAAGCGCAACCTCAAGAAACCTTTACACCACAAGCACGACCTGAAATTCAAAGCATCTTATCTAGTTTAAGTGCAAGCGGTAAAGCAGGCGGTAGCGCACGTACAGTATCCAAGAGATAATTAAACAGGAGGAATAATGGCTGGTAATCAGAATAGTGGCGGTAATCGCCCGTCTGCACCACAGAACAATCCTGCTAATGTCTCAGCGACTGGCGGAGCAGGACAAAGTGGAGTTCCAAATCTCCAATATACAGGTTTTTCTTATGGACAAAATCAAGCAACTAACCAACAGGCCGCATCTGCTCCTATGGGTTCACCAGCACAGGCAGCACCTGCTCCTGCACTAGGTTCTAATGGACAACCATTAAGCCCACTTGTTCATCTTGATGCACCATCTGAAAATCCAAATCGTCCAATCACACATGGAATGCCATTTGGTGATGGCGCTGGTCCAGAAGTTATTCCACTTCCACAGCAGATTAAGCCAGATAACCCATCACTTGATATTATTAAAGCATTATACCAACAAGACCCACGAAACGAAGACCTCCGATACATTATTGAATCGGCAGGTAATAAGTAGTGGCGGTTAAATATGCTAAAGATGTTAATGGTAACTTTGTTGGGCAAGATTCAACAACTTCTGGTATAACTCAAGCAGAACTTGATGCTCAAACAACTTTTGCAAATGCCTCACGTATTGATGCATATACTGCTGAAAAGATTAAAGGAAATGCTAATCTTGGTTCACCTACATCTGCTGGAGTTCTTACTGCTCTTAGCAAAGTTGGCGTTGATATAAACAGTAAAGTTGGAAACAACATTGCTACAATTGATGCTCAAACTCGTAGTGCTCGTCTTGCTAACCAACAAGATGTTGCCGCTAAAAAAAGCACAGATGCATTTAATAAAAGTTTAGTTGGACAATTCTGGTCTGGTGTTAAAGGAACTGTAAGAGGCGTATCTGTTATCGGTGGCGCAGGTTGGGAAGCATTAAATGCTGGTTATAGAAATGCATTTACTGGAGTACAAGCATTAGCGGGAAACAAAGAAGCAGAAGCGAAACTTAAAGGACAAAACCCACTCCTTGCTGGTGGTGGAATAATTAATCCTGCAGAAACTAAACAGGTTACTGCTGGTCAAGTATTCATAAAAGCATTAAAAGATATTTCTCATGGAAATCTTCCAAAAGTAGAGACTGGTGTTGGGTTCTTCCCATCAGAAGAGACTGGTGCTGGTATGCTTGCGCGCCAGGCTAGCCTGAATGCTGCAAAAATAGCAGTCAAAGATTCAACTGGAAAAATCATTGGCTACCAACCAAGAGTAATGTTTGGTGATGCAGCATCTGAAATTTTAACTTTAGGTCATCCAGAAAATTCTGCTGGACAAGTAATCTCTGCTGTTGCAGATATTGGAGCATCATTTTACTTTGACCCACAACTTGCACGAGCAAAGCAAATTAAAGCCCTTGCTAAGGCGGCAACCCAAGCGCGTGCTACTGGAGCGATGGCAGAAGCAGCAAAGATTGATGACCGTGTTACTAAACTTAAGGATGCTCAGACTGCTGTTGTAGAGGCTAGAGATGCTGCACTTAAGCAAATGGATGATACCAACTCTGCTCAACTTGAGACAAATAAACTTGTTGCCAAAGGTGCACGCGATGCGTGGCAGGGTAAGAATGTAGAAGCAATAAAGGCTAGCAAAGGCGTACAGATTCAGCAGAATCGCGTTGATGACCTTGCTAGAATTATGGAAGAGCGCGCTGGAAATCTTGATGCTGCAAAGAAAGAACTTGCAGATGCTAAGGTTGCAATAAAGACGCCTGACCAACTTGGTAAATTACAAGCAGAATTAGCCAAAGCGAAAGCAACGGTTAAAGAACTTAAAGACAAGAGTACAACAATTGTTAATGGCGAAGAAGTACTTGCTAAAAGTGTACGCCTTTCTGCTTCTGATACTGTAAAAAGTTTAACTACTAAGATTAAAGAATTATCTGCTTTGCCTCCAGAGGCAACCGATGTTAATAGAATTCCTGCTGCTAAAGCAGCACTAGAGCAAGCAATAAAAGATTTTAAAGAAGTTAAAGATGCTCATAAGGGTATGACATCTGAACTTAAAGTTCGTATGCGCAATGCTAAGTTGACTGCTAAAGCACAAGATATTGCTGCTACAGAATATGTAAAGCGCAACTCTAGGCTTCGTCAAGTATCTGCAGTTCTTGCAGACAAGACAACTAAAGCAGAACAAAAACAAAAGATTTGGGCTGATGCTCTTGAAAAACTTTCTGGTTTAAAAACCGTAGAAGGAGATGCCAGTTTCTCGTATCAAAAGATTGCTGACTTTCTAACAGGCGGTCATGGTAATGCTCCTCTTAATCATCTTGTAGAGATGTCAGATTGGAAGCAAATCTGGCGTGCATCCAAAGGTAAGATTAACTCTGAATTAGCACAACAACTTGCTGCTGCTAAATCTACAGATGAAGTCTTAAATGCTATTGCTCCATTCTTAAAGCGTGGAGACCTTGCTGCTGGTATGCTAAAGCCAAGCAAAATTGAAACCCTTGGTGCTAATCTTTCTGAAAAGATGACACCTATTGCAGATAACTTGCAGTTTCTATTGCCTGCTGCTAAGGTATTAACTGGAGTTGGTGCACGCGTAGGTCATCGTATGCCACTTCACAACCAAGTAGCAAGCCTATTCCATGCAACAGTATCTGGTTCGAGAAAATTAAAAGACTTTGCATCTAAAGAATATAAGACTCAAATTAAGTCTGGCGCATTTATTAATATCCATGATACAGAAGAATTGCTTCATGCTGTAGATGGATTTGGTACTGCAGTTGGATTGAATAAAGTTGAGTTAGATAAACTCATCGAGAAGATTGCAACTGCTCCAACTGCATCAGTTCGCGGTTACACTGCATCTGTTGACTTGATGAAAGCAGTATTTGCGCAACATGCAGGAAATATTCCAGAGAAATTGCAAAAGCAATTTAAGGAAGTTACTACTGCATTCAAAGATAGCAATGAAAAGATGGCATCATACTGGGCAACACGCCATATAAATGGTGCTTATCTTGACTATGTTGACCTAGCAGGAAAGAAGATTAGACTTCCTAATGCTCACCTAGAGTCTGAATTATTGAATTCTACAGTATATCTTCCATCTGCATCAGAAGTTCTTAAACTCACATCTAAACTTTCTAAGATGCATCTTGGATGGACTACTAAAGTTGGAGATAAGTTAATCTCTGATTACTGGAAGAAGATGCAACTTGTTCGTCCTGCTTTCGTTGTTCGTAACATTGCAGAAGAGCAACTCCGTGTATTTGGAACTGGCCATATTTCATTATTCAATAATCCATTGATGGCTATCTCAATGTGGATGGGTCGTCCAGAAGGTAATAAACTTCGTAGAGTTATGTATCAGATGGACCAACATCGTAATAATATTTTTGATAAGAACTTTACAACAGGTTCAGATATTGAAGATGTTCTAAATGAGACTGCAGCACATGACCTAACCAACTCATATGTTAATATCATGTCAGCAGACCATGCTGGTTCATTTGATGATAGAGCAATCAAAGTTCTACCACTAAAGAATCTTAACAATGTTGGTCCTGGACATGAGCGTTTCTTCGATGGAATTGCAAATCAATTGCGCGTTCTTAACTCTGATGCTATGGCTAGAGTTGTAGCGGGAGTAAAAGTTCCTGAAATTGAGAATGCAGTTAAAGCAGGAGCAAAACGCGAAGATGCTGTAATTGATTATTTCCTTTCTGGTGGAGGACGCAAGGCTCTTGAAGAAAGAGTATCTGCATCATCAGAAGATTTTAAAAACTTCATGTATACTCGTGATGGAATTAAACAATATTTGTACACAGGACTAGACCCTAAGGGTAAAGATATCTCTGTGCTTGCTAGAATACTTGAAACCACAGGTGGTAATTCAGCACTTCGTGAAATCGTTGCAAATGGCAAGGTAGTTTCTAATGGAGTTTTGCATGAAATTCCAAGACCCTTTACATCTGCAGTTAATTCTATAACGAATGCTAAGCAAATTAAAAAAGGCAGAAAAGCACTGCTGGATTCACAGGCTGATTTTGCTAATTCTATCAAAGACACATTTAGTGGTGCTGGTAAGTGGGATGATGTTGTAGTTAACGTCCCATCAAGGAATGCAGCGCACGCTATCGCTACAGATAAGCCAGGAATGGTTAAATCTGTTGTCGATGGATTCTTTGATATATCTACTCAACTTGAAAAGAACTCAACCTTTGGTCCAGAGTTCCGCCAATCCTACTGGGATGCTATTAATGATATAGCAAAAGCACTTAACCCAGAGGCTAAAGCACAACTTGCTACAGTTGCAGAACATTCTTTAAAGCCTTTATTATTTAGAGGTAAGAATATTGGCGAGAAGCATCCCATATGGTCTGCATTCAATGCGGCCGAAGGTAAGGGAACAATGAGTATTGAAGATGCTCATATCTATGCTGATAATGTTGCTCGCAATCACGTCAAAGAGTTGTTCTATAATGCTAACTCAAAGCGTCTTGTATTCCATCAGTTACGTTTAATAGCACCATTCGCTAATGCATGGGAAGATACCATTCATAAGTGGGCTAAGATTGGTCTAGAGGACCCCATTCAAGTATATAAGGGAATCAAATCTCTTAACTGGTTATCTAACCCAGCATCATCATCTTTATACCAACTCACTGATGCAAAAGATTATTATAATCCAAACCAAGGATTCTTTTTCAGTGACCCCGAGACAGGACAGCAAATGTTTTGGGTTCCTTTTGTTGGAACAGTAATGGCTAAACTTGCTGGTGGATTAACTGGAAACAATTATAAGGGTGCTCCAATAGCATTTGCTACTAATCCAATGTCATTTAACTTTGCATTGGGTGCTGGTTCAATCCTACCTGGAGTAGGTCCTGGAGTTACACTTCCATTGTCTGCATTTGCTACTTGGCAACAAGGTGCAATTGATAATATGCCAGAAGGAATCAAGAACTGGTTGTTCCCATTTGGTCGCTCTGACTTTAGTTCGGGTCTCCAATCAGCAATTCTTCCTGCTAACTGGCAGAAGATTGTTGGTCCAATCCTTGGACAAAAAGATACATACGCATCAACATTTAAGCCAGTAATGCAGTATCTTGCTGGCGGAGCAAACTATAATTTAGATGACCCTAATGACCAAGCGGCACTTGCAAAGAATGCAGACCACTTTGCTCGTTGGGTATCTATTATGCGCGGAATTGTTGGTATGGTTTCACCATCATCATTGCAGCCTAAGGGTCTTGCAACTGATGGTAATGGTGATGCTATGACTCAGTTCACACTATATAAAGACTTCCAAGACATGGTAGTTAATAATAATGGTGATTATAATAAGGCTGTTGGAGATTTCCTAGATACATATGGTGCAACTGCAGTATTTGCTATCATTAGTTCTACTACAGGTAATGGTCCAAGCAACTTGGACTCATATAAGTTCGTGACTAAACATCCAGATGTAGTTACCAAGTATGGTGATATCTGGAGTTATGTAATGCCAGGTGGCGGACTGTCCCAAGAAATGTATCGTTGGAACTTAGTACATGGAACAAAGCAGAAGTTAACGCCTGCTCAGATGATTGAGAAGGCAAATAACCTTCGATTCTATGCAGCAAAGGATATGATTCTTGCTAAGGTAGATGCTGGTATCATGGATAAGGCTTCATATAATGCTGCTACTAATCAACTTAAGTTGTCTATGAATGGTGGGCCCAAGTCTAGCACAGACTTTAACAAGTTCTCTCGTGTGATATTCCAACTTAAGTCTTTAACAGAAGATAATAGATTCTCAGATGTTCCAGCAGTTGCTGGTCTTCGTGACTATCTATACCTTCGTGATACCGCTCTTGCTAAATTAAACAAGACAAGTACTGATAAACTTGCTGGAACTGGTACTGTTGCCACACAGCAACGTGCATGGTTGTCAGAACAAGCAGTATGGATTATCAAGGATAACCCAGATTTCCAGAAGATATTCTATCAGTTTTTTGCTAATGAATTGGAAGGTAAGTAATGTCTACTACCAAAAAGGGTTTACAACCCGGCACTACATATTCGGTTAGTGGAACTAATTCTTCTACAGTGCCAACAGCAAAGCCATCAGAAACTCCATTTGTACCAAAAGTTGGAGGTGTGTCCGGTAAGGGCAGGGGAACAATTAGTCCTAAAGCAGCCGCTGCTGCTGCTGGAAATACTGGTGCTTCTGCTGGTGTCAAACCTATGGTTCCTGGTGGTCCAGTAACTGTCAGTGTTGATGCACAGGGTAACCCAATTCGTTCTACTACACCATTGTTTCAACAGGGTGACCAATATACATACTTAACATCATTACCACAAGCAGAACGCGCTAAGATTCAAAAGAGCATGTACTCTCTTGGTCTATATGGAAAGAACTTTGTTCCTACATATGGATTTATTGCTCCTGGTGGAGAAGATGCAACTGCTATTGCCAAACTTATGTACGTTGGTGAGCAACTTGGTAAAGCAGATATCAATGATGTAATCAAGATTGCTCAAAAAGATTCAAAGATTCGTACACTTCTTACAACTGGTGGTCAAGTAACTCAAGGTACTAAGATTAGTCTTACTACTGCAGCAGATGCTGGTGCTAAGTTAAACTCTACCTACCTAGATACATTTAATGAGAAGCCAAGCAAGGCTGAACTTGCATCATTTACTAATCAACTTAATGCTGCAGAGAAGAAGGCTAAGGGTACTGTAAGTGCTCAACTAGCAGATGATATCATGATGGGTGTTATTGCCGCTAAAGCAAATACGCTTATCTCTTCTGCATCACTTGGTAATACCAAGGCACAGGCACAATTAGATGCTGGTCAACTAGGCAAAGCAGTACGTACTATCCGTTCTGCATATGAAGATAATGGATTACCTCAACCAGCAAACCCTAATGATGTATATAAGAAGGCTGTCGCTGGACTTAGAGATAATGCGGCTATGGATAATGTATTACAGGGTATTCAGGTAGCAGCAAAGAACATTTGGAAACCTTTTGCTGTAGACATTGCTAATGGTCATACTGTTAAAGATTTGATTAATACTCATCTTGGGATTAAGGCTGGAATTCTAGGAATTGCTCCATCTAGTATTAAGATATCAGATATGACGGATGCGCTTGATGAAAATGGAAATTTACTTACACCTGATAAATATAAATCTAAAGTGTATGGTTCTAATGATTATCTTGCTAGTGATAACTATAAAACTCAAAAATTTAATGACCTTCGCGCAGTATTAAATAATTTTCAAATAGGTTAATCATTAATTTAATAATAGGATTTGGAGTATAATATGCCAGGAGAAAATAGCGGACCAGGCTCAACTGCTATATCAGCAGTAATGGCCGATATGGCTAGTTATATACCACAAAGTACAACATTTACTGCACCTGGAGCAGCCCCAGATGTTGTTCCAACAAGTACTGGTACATCTGTTTATACTGCCGCTGGAGCATATGGTTCTGCACAGTCTGCAGCAATGGCTGATAAAAATTCATATATTGCTCCTGGACAAACGGCAGCAGTAGATACTCCTGCTCCTCCTCCAATTGTAGATAAAAATGGAAAATTAATTGTACCATTAGTTCCACCAACTAAAACTATTCAACAAGCAATAGATGATATTCTTGCTGGAACAATGACAGCATATGGTATGTCTGGAGTTGCTTCAACAATTGCACAAATTCGTAAAGATTATCCAGATGCAACAAGCGACCAATTATTGATGTTGCTTAAAAATGATACTCGTTACAATGCTGAATATAATAAAAGATTTGCTGGCAATGCTGCTCTCAAGGCTCAGGGTCTTCAACCCCTTGATGATGCTACATATCTTAAGTCAGAACAAGAATATGCTAAAGTTCTTAAAGGTTATGGATTAGATACTCTAGCAACTAGAGACCAATATGCTACATTCATTGGTAACAGTATGGATTTACAAGATGTTACTGACCGTATCAGTCTTGCTATTGACCACCTTAAGGCTAACCCAGATGCAAATGCTGCATTTGATAAGTTTTACCCTACACTTTCTACTGGTGATAAACTTGCCCTTATGCTAAAGCCAGAAACTCAACTTCCAATCATGAAGAAAAAAGTACAGGCTGCTGAAATTGGTGGTGCAGCACTTGCTCAACATCTAGAGACCAACCTAACTGATATTACATCTATGGGTACAACTGGATATAGCAATGTATCTGGTGGAACACTAGGTGCAGAAGCACTTCAAAATGCTGGTGTTACAACTGCAGCGGCTAAGGCAGGCTATCAACAGATTGCTCAAGACCTTCCTGCTGCTAATAAACTCAGCGCAATCTATGCTGGAACTCTTGACCAGTATGGTCAGAAACAGGCAGAACAAGAACAGTTACTTGGACTTGCATCTGCTACTAGAGCCAAGCAGGCATTGAGTCAGAAAGAACAAGCAACATGGTCTGGTCAAACAGGTCAATTGCAAAGTGCATACGGTGTTAATCGTACAGCATTTGGAACCTCTGCACAAGGTTCTATTTAACTAGAATCCCATCTGGACCTACCGGCCCCAGATGGTGTACAAGACCGGTAGCAAGAGCCAGCCTATTCCCCCGAATAGAATCTGAGGCTTGCGATTCAACTAACGAAAGGGTGGACAGTTGCTATGAGCAACAACTACTGGGATGACGAAGAAGACGATACAGATACTGACATCGAAACCAACTTTGCTGGTGACGGAAGTGACTTACTAAAGAAACTCCGCAAAGCAAAACGTTCAGATGAAAAGCGTATTAAAGAACTCACGGAACAACTTGAGACTTTGTCTAAGGGACAACGAGAGCGTACCGTCAAAGAAGTCCTAGAAAAGAAAGGCGTAAATCCAAAAGCAGTTCGTTTGGTCCTTAAGGACCTAGATGGTAACATTTCAGAAGAGACAGTCAATGACTGGCTTGATGATAATGCTGACCTATTCGGATTAACTGTAAATAAGGAAGCGCCGGTAGTTAACGAATTAGACCGTGCCGCACTGCGTGCACAAGATTCATTAACTCAAAACGCAATTACGCCAGACCGAACGGATGATTTGCAAGCACGTCTAGATGGAGCACAAAGTTCCGAAGACATTATTGCATTAATCCATTCATTACAATCATAGTTTCCTAGTCACTTGGAGGTGACATACAATGGTTAACGCCTATACAAGTACCGCATCTGGTTCCCTCGGTGGAACAGCAGGTGGTGCTGGAGTAGTCCAGACCGCGTATGACCGTCTGTTGGAGTTTGCTCTCCGTTCAGAACCACTCATTCGCTCAGTTGCAGATAAGACTCCCGCACGTCAGACAGCGCCCGGCGCAACAGTTGTACTACAAAAGTACGCTGACCTTGCTGCTACAACAGCAACTCTTACAGAATCAGCAGACCCAGATTCAGTCGCTCTTGGTACACCAACATCAATCACCATTACTCTTAATGAGTATGGTAATGCTGTTCTTGTAACACGTGCTCTTGAACTCTTCTCTCTTGCAGATGTAGACCCAGCAATTGCTAACATCATCGCATTCAACCTTGCCGATTCTATCGACCAAGTTGCGCAGAATGTACTCCGTCAAGGAACCAACGTAATTTACGCTGGTGCAACTGCTACAAATACAGCAACAATTACTGCTGCTGCTACACTAACTTCTGCCAACGTACGCAAGTCCGTTGCTAAGTTGCGTGCTGGTAAGTCAGTTGCTCGTAAGGGTAATCTGTACTGGGCTGGTATTCATCCAGAAGTTTCACACGACCTACGTTCCGAAACTGGTTCAGCAGGTTGGTTGCTCCCTAACCAATACGGTTCTTCACAGGACCGCCTATGGGCAGGAGAAATCGGTACATATGAAGGTGCGTTCTTTGTTGAATCACCACGTATGTACAAGGCACAAGATGGTGCATCAGGTACCGCTGCTAACAGCGTATACCGTACAATCTTTGCTGGACAGCAAGCAATGGCACAGGCAGTTGCCGAAGAACCACATGTGGTTATCGGACCTGTCGTTGATAAGTTGATGCGTCACCGCCCAATGGGTTGGTACGGCGTACTTGGCTTTGCTCGCTTCCGTGAAGAAGCACTCTACCGCGTAGAGTCTGGTTCATCAATCGCTGTTTAATTGATTGACGCTTGGGTAGGAGTCTTTGTGCTCCTACTCAGGAGTAAGTTCATTAAGGAGAACTAATGGCAACGTACACATTTAATACACCAACAGTCAGAGAAGGACCCGCTGGTGGCGGTCGTCTTTTTATGTTTTTCAAACTAAATAAAGGACTATCTGTTGTCAAATCTGGTGGTATTTACAGTACTACTAGGTATATACTAGACACGGATGTACCATCATATCAAGAGGTATATCGTGGAGGATATAACCATACGGTAAGCCAAGCAACTAAAGATGCTTTAATCGCTGCAAGTATAGGAATTACAGAATCCAACTTCACAGTACAGTAGGGGACAACATGCAATGTGACCATATAGCAAAGATACTCAAATGGTCTTATGAACTAGAAGATGGACAGATGAACCAGAAGGCTACCTTATTTGGTTGCACTCTGTGCGATGAGACTACTGATAAGTTGTGGGATAACTTTGGTGTAGTAAAGACAGTTACTGACCATAAAGTCGGTGACTTCTATTGCGAATGTTTTGGTTGTAAGGCTAAAAGTCTACAATTAAATGCAGGGGATGCCACCAGAGATATCTCAGATAAGAAGTGGACATCAGAACTTAAAGCATATAAACAAGCAACAGAGCAAGGAATCAAACCGGCTGGTACATCAAGACGCCAGGTGGAAGAAGCACACAAGGCTTCTGAGTTACTTAATAGACCATATGACTCAGGGAAAATGCCAGCAGCAAAAGGTATAAACAAAAAATCCGCAGAAGTAATGAAAGAACTAGGAGTATAAAATGGCTAAAGGTAAAATGGAAATGTACGCATCTAAAGGTGCTATGAAGAAGCACGAAAAGGGCGAAGGCTCAAAGATGGCTGCAATGGAAAAGAAGATGGGCATCAAAGATGTTGTTAAAAAGTCTTCTGCTAAGTCTTCTGTTAAGAAGATGGGAAAGAAGAAATAATGTCAGTAGGTAAAATTCCAACACCTGCTCCAAAGCAAGCATGGGGCCAAATAAAGCAAGGACCAACATTGGCAAAGGTTATGGATGCATCTAAGACTCCTGTTCGTCCAGCACCTAAGCGTGACCAGACACCAGAAGATAAAGCCTTTGGCGATTTAATGAAGAAATATAATTACGATGTCACAAAGGTTCCTGGCTGGCAAGGTGGCGGAGGAACTCAATAATGGCTAAATCTACTAGCAAGAAAACTGCTAAGGTAGCAAAGGTAATGCATGAATTTAAGGCAGGTACTCTTCACTCTGGAAAGGGTGGAAAGATTGTCAAGAATCCTAAGCAAGCAATCGCAATAGCAATATCCCAATCAAAGAAGAAAGGCAAATAAATGAATACAGCCGGTCAAGCAGACAAGGGACCACACATCACAGGTCCATCAAAGACTCGTTCAGCAGCAAAAGATTATTCAAATGTAGCAGGAGCCAATAAGCCAAATCAAATTGGAACTGGTGTTGCTGCTAAAGCAACTCAAAAAGTTAACTACGGTCAAAGCACACATAAGTAATAAAAGATAGGGGACAAAATGCAAGAGACAGTATCTATCGCTTGGTGCGATAATGGAATGGTCGATGGAAAATTCATGCAAGGTATTATGGATGTTGTCCTAAAATCTGGTGTGAAGTTTGATACTACGCTTAGAAGTGCAGGAAACCAAATAGCACGTCAGCGTGAAAAGGTTGTTCAGCACTGGTATCAAAATATCGATTCCGATTGGCTCCTCTGGGTTGACTCAGATGTTGTGATAAGTCCAGAGAGATTCCTTCGTTTATGGAATAAAAAGGATAAAGATAAACATCCTATTGTAACTGGTGTGTACTTTACAAGTACCCAACCAGAAGAACCTCTAATGACTCCAGTACCAACAGTATATACATTTGCAGAGAAAAACGGTGTAGTTGGAATCTCTCCACTTCATCCATTGCCAAAAGATAAATTTATGAAAGTAAGCGCAGCAGGTATGGGATTTGTTCTCATGCATAAGAGCGCAATTAAACAGGTCCTAGAAAAGATTCCTAATACTCCACTATTCCTAGAAGTTGGAGTCAATAAAGGATTCATGGGAGAAGACATTTACTTCTTCGCTCTATGCGATAAAGCAGGTGTTGAGGTATGGTGTGATACAGGGGCTACGGTACCACATATGAAACGTTTCTCATTTGATGAACACTATTACGATGCATTCGTAGATAAGAGGAAATAATGGCTATAGGTAACTTCGGTAGTACCCGATGTGCTGAACTCAATAGGCTGGCAAATGGTGGAACTTATCCTGCCATCACAACCTATCTTGACTGTCAAGGCGCAGCAAACAAATGGGCTGGCACAACTGGTCTAAGTATTGCTGGAGCATTGAACATCAAGAACGGAGTTACCGACCCCAAGTTATGGTTAGATATTCAAGGTGTATGTAATGCACTTGCTGGAACAACTGGATTAGCCGCCCCTGCTGCACTAAGATTGAGGTCTGTATAATGGCAACTACCCTAGAGAACCTTATTGATGAGGTCTACATCGGTCTATCTGGATTCACTCTCCAGCAAGATAGAGCAACTCACTTAGTCAGCAATGTTTCAGCAGTTGCATCCACAATTGATGCACCTATACAATTGACACTCGGTTCAACTGATAGCATCGGTAAAGGTATCGTTGAAATTGGTGAAGAACTTCTTTGGATTGATTCCTATGACCGTATTGCCAATACAGCAAATATCTCACCATATGGACGTGGCTATAGCAATACTACAATCGCTGCACATAGTCGTGGCGATAAAGTAACTATCAGTCCAACATTTCCGCGCTCTGTAATAAAGCGAGCAATCAATGATACTGTATCATCTGTATCTTCTATCATCTATGCAGTTAAGAATGCAACATTTACATACAATTCACCAATCACAACATATGCATTTAATGGATTGTGTATAAACAATATTCTGCGAGTTATGTGGCAAGAAGTTGGACCATCTAAAGAGTGGCGCAATGTTAAGCGTTGGTCTTTCGATGCTTCTGCCGATTCAACAACATTCGGCTCTAATGCTCAGACAATTACCATTGGTGACCCAATAACTCCCGGCAGAACTGTTAAGATAATGTATGCTACTGATACAACTGCATTTACTGCAAACACACAAGATTTTGTAACTCAGACTGGTCTTCCAACATCAACAAAAGATGTTATTGTGCTAGGAGCACAGTACCGTCTATTAGCAATGATGGACCCAGCACGTTCAACAATGGTTAGCCCACAGGCTGATGAGACAGATAGCAAGCGTCCATTTGGTGCAGGACAGCAAGTTGTCAAGCAACTCTATGCTCTGTATCAGCAACGCTTGAAGGATGAAACAGCAGCACAGCAATCCAACTTCCCAGCAATAGTCCACTACGCCCGTCGATAGGTAAATAGATGACAACTCGTAATTACTCCTCACGTTCCCAGCAAACAACCCTCACTGCTGGTATTACCTCATCTGCAACCACCATGACAGTTCTGTCTGGTACTGCACTTATGGGTGGTACATCTATTGCTCTCGGGCAAACATTCACAGCAGTCATTGACCCTGATACAGCACTTGAAGAAATTGTAGACGTTACCGCAGTTGCGACTAATACTCTAACAATTACTCGTGGTATTGATGGTTCATCCGGACAGGCTCACTCAGCCGGTGCTATCGTACGCCACATGGTTATTGGTCGTGACCTTCGTGAAGCAAATACTCATATTGAGAATACAACATCTGCTCACGGATTAACAATTGCCAATGTCTTGCAGACATCTAGTACTGGTGTAGTAACTGGTTCTATGATTGCTGCAACTACAATTACAGATGCTAATATCAGCAATACTGCTGCTATCGCAAATAGCAAGTTGGCTACTAACCCTCTTGACCGTGCTAACCATACCGGTACTCAACTTGCTGCTACTGTCTCAAACTTTGATACACAGGTACGTACCTCTCGTCTAGACCAGATGGCTGCACCTACAGCATCAGTTGCTATGAATAGTCAGAAGATTACAGGATTGGCTACGCCAACATCAAATACAGATGCAGCAACTAAGGCTTACGCTGATGGACTGATTACTGCTCTTGTTGCATCATCCCCAACAACACTTGACACTCTCAACGAGTTGGCTACTGCACTTGGTAATGATGCCAACTTTGCTACAACAACTGCCACAGCATTGGCCGGTAAACTTCCTTTGGCGGGCGGAACAATGTCTGGTGCCATCGCTATGGGTGGCAGCAAAATTACAGGCTTAGGAACCCCTACAGCCACTACTGATGCTACAACTAAGGCTTATGTAGATGCTACAATGGTAGGTGCCCCGGGTAACCTTACGGGTGTTATTACATCTCTTGGTGCTGCTACATCTATTGCATCTCAGACTGGTACAGGAACTAAGTTTGTAGTAGATACAAGCCCCACCCTTATCACTCCAGTAATTGGCGCTGCAACTGGTTCATCTCTCAATGTAACTGGCGCACTAACTGGTGGAACTCATATTGCTAACGCAACTGTATCTGGAACATCTACAACTGGTGCATATTCCTACGGTGCCCTTGGATATTCAGATACTAACCATATTTTGACTATGCAAACAAACGTTAACTCTTATGCTCAGATGGAAATTCAGAATACCAATGCTGGTACAACTGCTTCTGCAGACGTAGTAGTTTCAAGTAATAATGCTACTGCGACAACCAACTATGGTAATCTTGGTATCAATTCTTCTGGATTTACAGGAACTGGAGCATTAAATACTGCAGGTGCTACATATTTAACTGCAACATCTGGTGAACTTGCTATTGGTACAACAACTGCAAACGGTATTCACTTTGTAGTTAACTCTGGTGCTACAGATGCTATGACAATCTCATCTGCTGGTGCAGTAACTATCGCTGGTCACCCAACAATTGAAGGTGTTACATCTACAGGAGCAACTGGAACTGGTGCCCTTGTATTCGCTAACACGCCTACCCTGGTAACACCAGTCATCGGCGCTGCTACGGGTACAAGCCTTGCGCTATCTGGTGACTTAACATCTACAAAAGCAGGCGCATTTACATCACTAACAGACTTTGAAATGCTCACACTTATGGGCGCACTCTAACCGAACGGAAGGTAGTAACTAATGGCTACAACAGTAAAGCCGCTATTTCGCGGAGCAGCAACATTAACAACAACGACTGTTTTATACACAGTCCCAGCATCTACAACAGCAACAGTAACTAACATTGCTGTAACTAATACTGCAGCAACTGCTGCAACTTTTAACCTTGGTATGGGTCCTGCTGCTGGTAACATATCGTTGTTTACAACCGCTGCTATCGCTGCTAACTCTACAATCTTTGTAGACCTTAAGCAGGTACTCACAACAACGCAGACCATCACAGGTGGAGCATCTGCGACTACTGTAAACATCCACATTTCCGGAGTAGAAATAGTCTAAGGAGTAATCTAATGGGTTCATCTCAGATACCTGCCTCTAGCGGTGCAGGTCAAAGCACTCTCACGCTCCAGCAGACAATCACGACAACTTCAACAGTCACTATCCCTGCCGGTATTACTCAGGTCTATGCTGTAGTTGTTGGCGGTGGAGGTGGCGGTGCTGGAACTGCTGGTGCTAGTGGCGGCGGCGGTGCTGGTGGAATTTTATATACTTGGATTCCTGCTAGACCTTCTATGAATTGCATTATAGGAGCCGGAGGAGCCGGAGGTTCGGCTTTGTCTGGTAATACAGGCGGTGCTACCATATTTGAAGGATTAGTTGCCGGTGGTGGTGGTAGTGGAGGGTCGAGTGCCGGTGGGCAAGGATTTATGGGAGGGGCTGGAGGAGGCTCTGGGAATTCAGTTTCAGGTCCTGCTGGGTCATCTAACATTTTTAACTGGACAGCAGGAGGTGGTAGTGGTGGCTATGGTGCTAGTGGCGGTGGCGGTCCTGGTGCAAATCCGCTTCTTGCCGGAGCCGGGGGTGCTGGATTTTCTGGCGGAGGCGGTGGTTCTACTATTTCTGCTAATACTGGGGGTACTGCCGGACCCGGAGGTAATGGTTGGGCTGGTGGTGGCGGTGGCGCTGGTCCTGGTGGTACTTCCGGTATCGGAGGTAATGGATTATACGCTGGCGGAACAAACGGGTCTAATTTTGGCGGTGGTGGAGGCGGTGGAGTAATCGGAGCAGCAGGAAACCCAACATCAACTGTTGGTGGAGCAGGAGGCTCTGGCGGCGGTGGCGGTGGCGGTGGAATCGGTACTGGTGGCAACGGCGGCAACGGCTGCGTTTTAATTTACTACTAAGGAGAACTAAATGGCTAACTTTGCAGTTCTATCCGGAGGCGTAGTCTCCAACATGATTGTTGCTGATACAAAAGAAACAGCAGAATACATTACAGGTACAACTTGTATTGAGTATGATGAAACTAATCCTGCTAGTGTAGGTCACTCCTACAATGAACGATACAAAGTATTTGTTCCAGAAGGTAAGACATACAATCCAATTACTGAATCATTTGAAGATATTAAGGCGGATAAATAATGGGTTCATCAACGATACCGGCTGCCGGTGGTGGCGTGACTCAGAAGGTTCAGGAGTTTCTCTCTACTGCTACATTCACTACTCCGTCTAACTGCACGACTGTTGAAGTGTTTCTTGTCGGTGGTGGAGGTGGTGGTGGAGGCTCAACTCTTGGCGGCGGTACTGCGAGAATGTTATCCGGTGGTGGTGGAGGCGGCGGAGTTATATGGAAAACCTTTGCTGTAACTGCTGGTACTGCATACACAGTGACTATTGGCGGTGGTGGTGGTGGTGGTTCTGCGTCTAATGGTGGAAATGGTGGAGACACAACTTTTGGTGCACTTGCAACTGCAACAGGTGGAGGCGGCGGCGGTGGAACGCAAAGCGGAATATCCAATGCAGGCTCTAACGGTGGTTGCGGCGGTGGTGGTTCTGCACCTGCGTCTGCGACTGTCAGCAACTTTGGTGTTGGCGGTGCCGGAGGCGGTGCAGGCGGCTCAGCAACTACTTTTATTGACGTAGTTTCAACTACTGCTTCAAGTTTGGGACTTACAGGAGGAAATGGGTCACAAGGAGGCGGCGGTTCTGTTGGTGGTACTTCTGGCGGAGGCGGTGTAGGCGGCTCCTTTAGTGCTGCTGGAGCCGGTATAAATGGTTTTGGCGGTGGCGGCGGTGGCGGTTACGGTGGTGGCGGAGGTTCTTCTTCCGCTTCCGGAGGTGGAGCAGGAGCAACAAATGGTGCTAACGGCGGTGGCGGAACAGCAAATACCGGCGGCGGTGGAGGTGGTGCTGCGGCTAACGGTGCTGCGAATAACAGTGGCGGCGCTGGTGGCTCTGGTTATGCTCGCGTTACATACTGGTCATAAGGAGAAAATAAATGGCTGAAAAACATTACACATTTCTTAAAGATAACCGTGTTGAAAATACGCTTGTCTTTGCATTTGAAGATGAAGTACTTGCTATTCGCATAGCACAAGAGCAAGGTTATGATAAATACATATGGCTAGATGAAGACCCTGTACCTGCTCGTTGGTCTACATGGAATGATTCAGTAAAAATATTTTTCCCGCCAACAGAAGAGTATCTTATATCAATAGGTATTCTTGAGCCAGTTCCAGACGTAGTCACACCAACAGTTTAATCCAATCAGCCCCTCTTCGGAGGGGCATTTCTTTTAAGGGAGCATAATGACAAGAGATATTACCGAAGGTCGTGGTGATAGTTCCGGTTACGGTCGTGCTATTGCAGTTGACGTTGGTGTTGTATCCACAACTGCGGTATGGGCTAATACCGATGTATCATATGATACGGCAGTAGGTGGTATCCCATTTATTTATGCAATCAATGATGCTCGTCCATATATAAGAGAAACTGCTCCGTTCCGTAAGGACCAATTTGACAATGGTTCTGAGCCGGGAGAGCAGTCTCTTACTGGATGGTGGGTTCGTTCCCAATCTTCATTCCATCATGGATGTGGTATCAACTTCTATGACCCATCAACTGGTGGAGATATCGTAGCGTATCGATTCAATGATAGTCGAAATGTGAATGTATGGACAAAGGGACAAGTTTCACTTCTCCGAAACATGACTCAGAACCATAATAC